AATCCCTGATTCAACTACTAATGCCAAGTTTCCCGATAGGGTTTTAGTATTTAATTATATAACAAGAGCATGGGCTTTCAATGATGATACAATTACAGCATTTGGATATTTTGAGCGTCCACAAGAACAGGTTATTGCTGGGAACCAGCAAGGGTATACTTTTCTGATTGATACAGAAGTTGATAGAAACGCTAAATCACTGACTATTACAAACATTGTAGAATCTGGAGGTGTGGTTACTTTAACCGTAATAAATCATAACCTACAAACAGACGACTTTGTTTTAATTGAAGATGCAACCGGGATTACTGAGTTAAACGACAAAATATATAAAATCGTAAGAGTTAATGATAATTCCTTCACTTTAGTTTCGCCACCGACGGTTACAGGAACATATTCTGGGGCTGGGACCTGTGCGCTTGTAAGTAGAATAGATATTCTTACAAAGCAATATAATTTTTATACACAACTAGGAGACAAGACATATTTGGCAAAGGTAGATTTTTATGTAGACAGAACACCAACAGGCGAAATAACTGTGGATTCTTATCCGTCGGCATCTACTCTTTCTATGATTACAGAAGGAACAACTACAGGTACTATACTGGGAACTGGAATATTGCCTACTACTGCGTACTCCGACCAACCGCTTGAAGCTATTCAGGATAGATTTTGGCATGCAGTATATTTTCAAACTGAAGGTGAGTGTACTCAAATGAGAATATACTTCACTGACGATCAAATGACTGATAGAGATATATCACTAAGTAATTTTGTTTTAAATGGAATGGTAATACATACAATGAAGACGCACGAATTCTAATTATGTCTTGATGTATTCTAGAACTACATACGTATTGGTATATGTAGATCTATTGATACCTGTATTTATTCTTATGTCAGTAGAATCTGCGCTCAGGGTAACAGTATTAGCTGGTGTTGGGTGTGCATAAGGTATTGGTATAAAACTACCTCCTGTAGAGGTAGCTGCTCCATATAGTCTTGTAACTGTCCACGAACTTTGTATATCTAACCCATGGGCTACTGTTTTAGTTGTAGCGTTTGGCAATGCGCCAAAATTAATTACTTTTCTATAGGTAGGGCGCAACACTCCTCTTTCAGTTGTAGAAGCAAGTGTTGGATTAGGAAAAAACAAGTTACCAGTAACAAATTCATCAGTATCATATAGCCCGCTAGTTTTTGAATTACAGCTTAGTGCAATTTGATTTAGAGCTAATCGTGTTTCTTTGTTTTGTGCGTTATTGTACGTGGTAGGCACAAAAGAACCATATTCAGTTTTATTCCCCATATACTCTTTCCTTTAAGTTTCGAACCATACTATATTAATACATATAACCGGTATGAAATAAGAAAGGAAGTACAATGCGAGGGTTTACCCATATAACCACAAAAGCTCCAAGGTATTCACCGAAGATTCAAAGAATGATGGAAGGAGCATATGAGACAGGATTATCAGGGCTTATGAGCCCAGGCAAATTTGTTGATATTCCAGAAGCGCAAGGCTCTATTGACATACCACAAATACCTCAACGGCTCCCTAAAACTGGACCATTACCAAAGCTAGGCAGAATATCACAGCCACAAGTTAGAGATGTTGCACAAACTCAAATGCCCCATCTTCCAAGGATTGGAGAATTAACACCGCAGGCTCTTCCTGAAATGCCGCCAGAAGATAAGCTTCCTGAGTTAAACTTTGATCCGATAGAAAGACAGGCAATGGGAAGGTTTAAGAGAGAAACTATACCGACCATTGCAGAAAGATTTGCAGCAACGGGAGGTATGCGTGGATCTGGATTTGCAAAAACAGTTGGGGCTGCTGGAGCACAACTTCAAGAGTCTCTTGCAGCAATGAGAGCACGCATGGAACCACAATATGCACTACAAAGAGCACAACTAGGTCTACAGAGAGGTGCACTTTCTATGCAAAGAGGAAGACTTGGATTGGAACAGCAATTAGGGCTTGGGAGATTAGAAACTGAAAGAGGTCTTGGTGTAGGACGTCTTGCAATGGAACGTGCAGGATTGGGGCAACGAGAACAACAAATGAGATTACAGAGGGACTTGGGGCTTGGAGGTTTACAAATGCAAAGGGCTGCACTCCAACAACAAGGAGAACTTGGCCTAGGAAGGATTGCTCTTGATAAAGCAGGTCTTGAGCAGAGAGGTGTGCTTGGATTAGCGGGTCTTGGATTACAAAGAGCTGGAATGCAACTTCAACAACAAAGAGGTCTGCAAGATTATGGCTTGAGAAGAGCTCAACTATTACAACAACAGCAATCGCAAAGACGTCAAGAATATCTTGGATTACTTGGGTTTAGACCTCCGGTTATGTACGGTCAACCTCAATCAACGACGATACCATTTTAAGGAGTTCTAATGGCAAAGTATAATCCATATTTAGGTGCTTACGCAGACGAAGATTATATAGATCCGCGTCAATCTACATTGCCTGATTTACCAGATCCTGGGGGTACAGCGTTTTCTCTTCCTGAGATAAAAGACCCTGGTAGATTTTATGATCCAGAAGAAGAAGCAGAAAGAATGAGGGAAGAAGACCTTAATACATTAAGGGCATATAAAGAGCGAGAGATGGAGGATCGATTTGAACTGTGGAAAGCTAAACAAGAAGCAAAGCTTGCAAGACAAGAAGAACTTGATCGTATGTATGGAACACAGTATGAGGAAACACCGGAAGAATTCAAAAAAAGAAAAGAAGAGGCATACGAAGAAAATCTGAGGGAATGGAAAAAAGCCGCTGAACCAACAGAAGAAGAGCGCAAAGAGATATTTGATCGATACAAAGAACAAGATGAAATAGCTATAGAAAAAGAAGTTCATGATGAAGTAAAAAAGCTTGATAGATTAGAGCAGCCTGTCAAACCAAAGACTATAGTAAGTGAAATAAAAAAAGTTAAAACATCTGAAGATATAGATAATTTGGTTAATAAAGTTGCCGAAATAGAAGACCCAGAACAAAAAGAAATTTTAACAAAGCTTATTTTTAGTAAAAAAGCAGATCAATTAAAGCGGAAAGAATTAACGCTAAAAGATGAAATTCGTGAACGCAACATGAAGCTTGCAGAGAAAAAACGACAAAGAAAAATACAGACAGAGATTAATAAAGAAAACAGGCCTTATTATAATCAGATAACCAAGCAAGCAGGTGCAGCAGAAGTTGATGATGCGAGATTAAAAAGAATAATAAGGTTATCACAGGATGAAAATGTTACTCAGTCAACCATGAATGCTCTTTTAAATTCTTTTGGAAAAGCGGTAGGTGTTCGCCCGACAGCACTACTTTCTGCTGATGAACAAGAAATGGATAAGTTAAGCATAGACTTCTTAGCTAATATTAAGAATGTACTTGGCACAGCTCGCATAACAAATAGAGAAGTAAATATGTATCTATCAACTATACCTAACTTGCTTCAATCTCCAGAAGGCAGAATTCGCGTTGCAGAGAATATGCTTGTCATGAACGCTTTAAAACAGCTAGATCGTAGAGCAGCAGATCAAATAATAGCTGATAATAGTGGACTAATACCTAGATTTTTAGAACAAAGAGTTGATGAGAAAACAAGAGATGCACGTGAAAGATTAACTGATATGTTCGTTAATGGTTTGGATCTAAAAGAAGATTACAGCCCAATAAATCCTGATGAGTTTAAATTACTTACTGGTACATCTATGTTTCCAAGTGATCATGATAAGCCAGTATCTGATTCTCTAGATAAAATACAAGAACAAAGGAAGAAAAGAACATTTAATATAAAGGACGCAATTAGAAATATTAAAAGCGAAGATGATTTTCAAGACTTCTTTGAGTCTGTGCAAGATGCTCCTGAATTAGATAGAAGAGAAAATAGAGATAAATTAGCAAAAATTTTATTTTCAAAAAAAGTTGATGAAATGAAATCTGATCAAGAAAAAATTGAAGAGCAAGAGCAAAAACTTGCCATTGAAAGAGTAAAGAGCGGTAAAGCAAAAATTCAGGATATTGCTCTTGAAAAAGAACAATATATAGCAGACTTTATGGATG